TAGCGCGCACCGGTAAGGTCAGAGCCCTCGTTCTCAAGGGCCGACAAATGGGCATCTCGACTTACATCGGCGCGCGCTTCTATCACAAGACTACGCATCGCAGAGGTTGCCGAACATTTATCCTGACGCACTTAGACGACGCGACGGATAACTTGTTCGGCATGGTCAAGAGGTTCCACGACCACTGTCCGCAGGAGGTTCGACCTGAAACGGGGACAGCCAGCGCAAAAGAGCTTTCTTTTCCAGGGCTCGACAGCGGATACAAAGTCGGCACCGCTGGTAACAAAGCAGTCGGTCGCTCGGACACTATCCAGCTATTTCACCGCTCGGAAATGGCCTTTTGGCCGAACGCGGAAGAACATAGCGCCGGCATTGGCCAAGCGGTTGCGAAAGTACAAGGCTCAGAGGACATCGCAGAGAGCACTGCCAATGGTATAGGAGGCGCCTTTCATTCGATGTGGAAGGCCGCAGAGCGCGGCGACAGCGAATTTGAATGCGTGTTCCTGCCCTGGTATCTGCATGAGGAATACAGCCGTGAGCCGCCGAAAGACTGGCTCCCGCCCCAAGCCTTCGTGGACTACGGGCAGCACTACACTCTATTGCCGGCCCAAGTGTATTGGGCCTGGCTCACAAACAGGGAGCTATCTGTCGTCGCGGGTGGTGGCCCTGACGAGTTCAATTGGAAGTTTCGGCAGGAATTCCCAGCGAACGCGGATGAGGCTTTCCAGACTTCGGGCGCAAATCACTTCATCAAACCCGAAGTGGTGTTGAAGGCACGAAAGTCGAACGTAAATGGACATGGCCCGGTCATTCTCGGCGTTGATCCAGCACGAGGCGGCAATGATAAAATGGGCATCATTGACCGGCAAGGTAGACGCATCGGCGGTCATATCTGCGAGCGCGTCACAACGTCGAGAGACCAAAGGGCCAACGCCGGTCACGTTGTCCAAGTCGTCAAGCGCCTGCGCGCCCAAGGTGTCCCGCTCCGAAAGGTGGCTGTTGATTGCTCTGACGGCGGTGGCCTTTACGATTTTGTGCGCGATGTACTTGGGGATGATCTAGTCGTCGGCGTGATGTTCGGGGAACGCGCTTACAACCCCGAACACTACGCCAACCGCCGCGCTGAGATGTGGGACTTAATGCGCCGATGGTTTGACGATCCGGCCGGCGTGCGTTGCCCAGACACAGACTCGTTTCAAGGCGACATGTGTTGCACCGCTTGGGGACCAGGCCAGACGCACCACAGGCCCAACGGTCAGCTTGTACTTGAGGAAAAAGACAAGATCAGGGCGCGTGTGAAATTCTCTCCTGATGAGGGAGACGCGGCGGCTCTCACGTTCGCGGTGGACTATAGCGAGCTGACAGAAACCGACTACACCGAGCGCCAGACGAACCGTGTCGGCGCAGATGCTTGGCAAATGTGAGGGACGAATGAGCGGCGAGATTCGGGCTCCCAAGTCAGTCACGCAGGATGAGTTCAAGGCGGTCCTCGGCAGCTTCGCGAAAGCCTTCGATGATCGTTTGACCGAAATGGAAGGCCAAGTGCTCAGCCTATCGCAAGCTCTGGCCGAGAAGGAGCATGGCACAGAGGCCGTGCGCGCCGCATGCAAATGGGCAGGCCCCAGATTGCAGGAATACGCCGCCGAGCACCATCCCTACGACGCTCTGATGCAAGCCTATCTGGCGAACGGCGCAAACTAATGGCTGGCTCATCCGCGAACGCTCTAGCTATTGTCGATGACGGCGGCGAGCTGTCTGAGGCGCCCAAGGCCGACAAGAAGGCCAAGCGGAAGCTGTCAGCGGATGAGCAAAAAGCTATCGTTGAGGAAGTTCGCGAGCGCATGCTGAGCGCTTGGGAGCATGAGCGCCTGAATATCGAGGAAGCGCAGATTGACCAGCGTTTCCGCGCCAACGATCAGTGGTCAGACGCGGCCAAGCGCGAGCGCGAGTTGGACGGTCGGCCATGGCTGACCTTCAACCAAATGAACACCTATGTAAATCAGGTGGTCAACCCGATTAAGCAGGCCGACAAGACGTTCAAGGCCAAGCCGGATGACAATCAGGGTGATCCGACAATCGCTCGCGTGGTCGATGGCCTATTCAAGAAGATCATGCGCCAGAGCATGGGGCACGCCGTTGTCGGCCATATGATCGAATGCCAGGCCGGGTGCAGCATCGGGTGGGTGCGCCTCGACCACGGATACAAGGATGACGAGAGCTTTGAGCAGGAGATATTTCTAAAGAAGGTTGAGAACCCGCTGAGCGTGTTCTGTGACCCAGCGGCGCGCGATCCGGTGCGGTCTGACGCCATGTGGATGGCCGTAACGGAGATGTGGCCGAAGTCCTCCTTTGAGGCTCGCTGGCCTGATGCGGCACAAGAAAGCGTTGACGATCCCGCAACAGCCGGCGCCCGCTCGGGGATCACCGATTTCGGCTATTGGAGCGACGACAAGGATATCAGGATTTGCGAATACTATCGCAAGGTTGCGACAACTAAGACCATTGCGAAAATGCCCGATGGCACCACGAAGGACATAACGGGCAAGGAAGACACGCTTGGCATGCAGGCTCAGCAGACGCGGAAGGTGCAGAGCTATCGCGTCGAGAAATACATGGTCACGGGCTCTGAGGTACTAGAGGGGCCGATTGAGGTTCCGGGTTGCTATATCCCGCTCGTGCCGGCCGTGGGCGGCGAGATTGCCCTGGATCGCGGCATCTATCGTTACAGTGTCATCCGGTTCATTCGCGACCCTCAGAAGCTCTACAACTTGGCGCGCACGGCGATGGCCGAGCATCTTGGGCAGACCCCCAAGGCTCCGTACCTCGCAACCGCCAAGATGATCTCGCGCTACCGTGCGATGTGGGACACGGTGAGCACCAAGAACCGTAGTTATCTGCTTTACGATGTTGATAAGGATGCGCCAACGGCAAGGCCGGAGCGCGTCGCAGCGGCCGAAACGCCCGTTGCGCTGATTCAGGACGCGCAGATTTCGCGCGACGACATGAAATACGGGTCGGGCATCCATGATGCCTCTCTAGGTGCCAAGTCGCAGGAAGTCTCAGGCGTCGCCCTCCACGCCAAGCAGATGGAGAGCGACGTAAGCAACTACCATTTTGCAGATAATCTGGAGGCAACGCTTACGCATATCGGCCGAGTGGCCATGTCGTGGATACCTGTCATCTATGACACGCCGCGGACAATCCTTTTGGTGAATGAGGACGGCACGGAGCATCCGACGCCCATCAACACACCGCAGATTGATCCGAATACCGGCTATACGGTGATCGTAAACGATCTGACCAACGCCAAGTTTTCCGTGACGGTCGATATCGGGCCGTCCTACTCGACGCGCCGCATCGAGTCCGCGCAGGAAATTGGCGAGTTCATGAAGGCGCTCCCGCCGCAGCAGGCCATGTTGATCTCGGACATATACGCCCGCAATCAGGAGTGGGAAGGCCATGAGGAAATTGCGGACAGGCTCAAAGCGACCGTACCGCCGCAGATCATCCAAGCGTCTCAAAAAGGACCGGACGGCCAGCCAATACAGCCTCCCCCTGAGCCGCCTAACCCGATGATGCTCAAGCAGCTTGAGAAGATCACGGAGGAAATCGAGAAGATCAAGGCCGACGCCGAGAACGCCAAGGCGAGCGCGGCCAAGACGATTGTTGAGGCGAAGCAACTGGATCGCCAAGACGCCATGGTGGATTTCCCTGGCAACAATATGGTCCCCGCGGCTCAACAGCCGGGCGGATTGCCCAACTACGTACAGTAGCTTTGCGTTTCCCGGCCGCTTAGCGGCGCAACAACCAACAAGTGAGCTATGGAAACGAACGCACTCGCGGGCGGCGATGCGCCCACGTCCTCTGAGCAGACGCAAAACGCTCAACCGTCGCCTGAGACGACGAATGACTCTCAGACCTCCGAAGTGGTGGCAGCAGAAGCCGTAGAGCCGGCAACTACTACCACAGAAGGGGAACAGGCACCGGAAGGCGATGGCAAGAAGCCTGCGAGGACGCCAAGCGAGCGGATAACCCAACTCAAGCGCGAGCGTGACGAGGCGGAAATCCGAGCGTATGCGGCTGAGCAGAAATTGCGCGGCCTCAAGAGGCCCTTACAGCCCAAAGACAATATGTCCGATATCCAGCGGCAAGCCGTGGAGATGCGGAATGCGGATAGGGCTCTAGAGGCTGACGAGGTTGCGTCCACCGTCGAGGAAGCGCGATCAGAGATGAAGGTCGCGCGGCTCGAATTGTTCCGCGAGAAGGTGGGCGACGACGCCATTGTGGACAAGTTTTGCAAGCTCCCGAGGGTGTCTGAGGAACTAGCCGATTTGGTGGCGGAAAGCGACATGGCGGCCGAGTTGGCGGCCAAGCTCGCAAACAGTCCGCAGGAAGCGCGCCGGCTCTCCGGCATGCCTCCGCACCGTCTCGGCGCAGAGTTGGCGCGGATGGAAGCCAGTCTGTCTAAGGCCCCCGCCGTGCGTCGTGTCTCTCAGGCCCCAGAACCGGGCTCGTCTCTAAAGGGCGGGAGCAATCCCGCGCGGAAGTCTCTTGGCGAACTGCCGTATGAGCAATACGCGGCAGCTCGGCGCAAGCAGATGGAAACCGAGCGACGGTGAAACCCAAAGGAACGTAGGAAATGACGCAATCCCTTCTCACTCCATCGGTCATCGCCAAGGAGGCGCTGTTCCAACTGGAGAACAACTTGGTGATGGCGAACAACGTCCATCGCCAGTACAAAGAGGAGTTCGTTAAGGTCGGCAACACGGTGACGATCCGCAAGCCGGTCAAGTTCCTCGCCACGGATGGCGCCACGCTGGTCAAGCAAGACGTTGAGGAAGGCAATACCTCTATCGTCATCAACAAGCGCAAGCACGTCGGCTGGGCATTCAATACCCAAGACCTGACGTTGACCATCAAAGAGTATAGCAAGCGCTACATCGAGCCGGCCGCCATCGCCCTGGCGAACCAAATCGACGTTGATGGGCTTGCCCTCTACAAGAAGGTGTGGAATTGGGCGGGCACTCCCGGCCAGACCGTCAACAGCTACGCGGACTTTTCCAAGGGTCCGAAGCGCCTCGATAAGCAGGCTGTGCCCAAGTCGATGCGCAAGGCGGTGCTAGGCCCTGACGACCATTGGGACTTGGCTGGATCGCAGACGGGGTTGTTCTTCAACTCCATCGGTGAGAAAGCCTATCGCGCCGGCTCCATCGGCCGTATCGGCAACGTCGATACGTTCATGGATCAGAACCTCGCCACGCATACGGTGGGCACTGCCGACGCGACCAACGCCCTAGTCCGCAGCGTGTCCAACGGCACCGTCAACCCGCTGGGTTACACGACCTACGCGGCGTCCAAGGCGACCGGCTATATGGACTTGGGCACAGACGGCTGGGACGCCTCCAAGACCATCCTGACCGGCGACGTTATCACCATTGCGGACGTGTACGCGGTCAACCCGCTGTCCAAGGTGAGCACGGGCGAGCTGATGCAGTTTACGGTGGTTTCCGACGTGACCAGCAACGGCACCACGTCAAACGAG